AGGTATCTTCACTAAGGCTGAATATGCTTCTATGAACAACCAAGCTATTCGTTTGTTTGGCAGAAAACCAACAAATGAAATTACCAACAATCAATTTATTTGATACAATGTTTTGAAACACGGCTAGATGCGAAGTCATGAGCGCATTGAAAAGGGTTCCCACTTTCTCCTCTGCCGAGGTTTCTTTTGCTTTTAAGTGGCTTTTAAAGTGGAAAAAATTATGCTTTTACAGCCGAAAAATTGGGCTATCTTTCAGCACTACAAAGATCGTTGCCCACCTTGGATAAAACTTCATCGTGACCTGTTAAACGACAGAGCTTATATGCGCTTGCCTATTGCTAGCAAAGCGATAGCACCTATGCTCTGGTTGCTTGCAAGTGAGTCAAAAGATGGTGTTTTTGATGGCTCACTAGATGAGCTAGTCTTTCGATTGCATATCACGCCAAAAGAATATCAAGATGGAGTTAAGCCGTTGATTGATAACGACTTTTTCATACTTGTTAGCGGAGTGCTAGCAGAACGCAAGCAAGTTGCTATCCCAGAGACAGAGACAGAGACAGAGGGAGAGACAGAGACAAAGAAGAAAGCAACTAGCGTTGCACCACCTAGCGGTGTTTCTAATTCTGTTTGGCAAGAATTCAAAACATTGAGGAAAGCCAAGAGAGCACCGATAACCCAGAGAGCCATTGATGCAATTTCAAGCGAAGCGCAAAAGATTGGTTGGACACTTGAGAAAGCATTGGAAGAATGTGTTGTTCGTGGTTGGCAAGCATTCAAAGCAGATTGGGTTGTCAAACCAAACCCCGCAGACATTGTGAGGCTCACAGTTCCATCAAAGAATGAGCCTAACCTTGCTTTGTTGAAAATAGAGGAAGACGCAAAAAAAGCCGCACCTATTCCGCTAGAAGTGTTGGCTAGGATGGCTCAAATCAGGGGTAGAGCATGAAAGTGTTGCCAATAAACAACTTTGAAGTTGAGCCTTGGTTGCTTGAAAAACACTATGCCAAGCGGATGCCACAAATAATGTTTGCGTTTGGGCTTTACAAAGATGACATTCTGGTTGGCGTAGTGACCTACGGAATTCCCGCCTCACCACCACTTTGCATGGGAATCTGTGGGAAAGAATACTCAGACAAAGTTTTAGAATTAAACCGAGTCTGTTTGTTGGACAACTATAAAAACGAAGCATCATTCCTTGTTGCGAACTCAATCAAACTATTGCCAAAACCGATGATTGTGGTTTCGTTTGCCGACACAAGCAAAGGTCATGTTGGCGACGTTTATCAAGCCACCAATTTCCTTTACACGGGTTTATCAGCAAACCGAATTGATTGGACAATCAAAGGACAAGAGCATAAACACGCTAAAACCATTGGCGATGGATTGACCTTAGCAGAGATAAAAGAGCTTCATGGCGATGATTTTTACTATGTCGAACGATCTAGGAAACATCGTTACATCATCTTTCACGGGTCAAAGACTGACAAGAAAGTCATGCGGTCAAAGCTGAAATACGAAGTTATGCCGTATCCCAAAGGCGACTCTCAGAGATATGACTCTGGAACAACTGTAAAAACCCAACAACTTTTATTTGTATGAACTATTTTGAAGCTATGAGACTGTTAGACAGAGTGAAAGATGGTGTGCCATACCCGCTTCACCTGATAAACACAGCATTGGAGTTAACTGGTGACTTGGAGTAGAAGAAACACAGAGAACCCAAGCGATAGAGTAATTCTTGAGCAAGCCGAGGCAAGAGAGCTTTATCGGAATTGGGAAGGAAGTAAAAATCGTGATCTCATTCGTGCCAGATTGGAGAGAGCCGAAAGAATCTATGGCACTGGCGCAAGAGATCGCATAAGGGAATATATGAACCGAATCAAAGATGGGACACTTCTATGACTTTTATGGTGACTTTTAAGTTGGATGCTGACCCTGTTGGCAAGCAAAGAGCAAGGTACGCTAGGCGGGGAAACTTTGTCCAGACTTACACCCCTGACAAAACAAGAACCTACGAATCTTTAATCAAAGAAGCCGCAACAGAAGCAATGGGAAGTTCTGAGCCACTGGAAACCCCTGTAAATCTGTATCTCTACATTCGAGCACCTATCCCCAAGTCTTACTCTAAAAAGAAAATAGCAGACTGTTTAAACGGCCTTGAGAAACCAATTAAGAAGCCTGACGCATCAAATGTTCTCAAGAGCGTAGAAGATGCAATGAATGGAGTTGTTTACAGGGATGATTGTCAAATCGTAAACTTTCATGTGTCGAAGGTTTACTCAAGTCAATCAGGAATAGATGTTTGCGTAAAAGAATGCTTGGACTAAGGGTTTATCCCTATTCAAAACATTCCAAAATAGGAATAACATTTAATTTTTAACAGGAGTTACATCATGGAATCAACTTGGGAATTTGACACAACAGTAGGTGCGGGTAGCGAGATCGTTACAGTAGTTTATGAGTATTCCTCAGACGAGGATGGCACATACAACGAGTCAATCAAAGAAGTTTGGTATCAAACTCGCAATGTCATTGGGTTGCTAAGTGACGAGTCATTTAAGGAGTTGGAGTGTGAAGCGGCAATGCGGTTTCAGCATCACAAACTGAACTATAAAACCGAGGATGTATGAACGAACCCACCAAAGCAATCCAGTTTCTAATTGACACCGCACCTTTGTATGCAAAAAGCAAGGCTGACAGGATGTTTTTGGAAGAGTTTCGCAAGTCCCGCAAGGCTCAACTGGCGAGTCAAGCGGGAACAGAAGTTCTTGGAAAACAGGAAACCTTTGCTTATGCCCACCCTGAATACATCGAAATCCTTGAAGGAATCAGGGAAGCCGTGGAGAAGGAAGAGCGTTTTCGTTGGCTTATGACTGCGGCACAAGCAAGAATTGAGGTGTGGCGAACAGAGCAATACTCTGCCCGAATGGAAATGAAGGCCACAACTTGAACAACAAACTGAACGCAAAGGAAAGGCTACACCTTGCAAGGGTTAAAGGTCTGCCGTGTTCAGTCTGCGAAGCCCCACCACCAAGCGAAGCCCATCATTACAAACAAGGTCTGCAATACACTTGCATCGCCTTATGTGTCGATTGCCACCGAAATCCAGTGATGGGATGGCATGGTCAACGAAGGGCATGGGCTATCAATAAAATGGATGAAATAGACGCACTGAATGAGACCATCCGCAGATTGTGCGAGGAAATGCCCACCAAAGGCTCTAAAAGCCCTTTCTAGGCGTTTTTAAGGGCTTGCCCATGCCAACCTACACAAGGCAAGAAAAAACCCTCCTAAGAGGGTCTGAGGGTTTAGCGTTTCCCGCCAAGTATTCGTAGAATTAAAGCAATGCAAGCGTAAATCATAGGCCGTTTAAACACGCTGTGTGTATATAGGTGTTCAAAATCTCAGCGTCTGGGTGATACTTTTTAAGTTCTGCCACCGCATCCTCTAAAGATTCTGCGCTTGTTTCATCATATTCCGCGTGAACACAATCAGGGTACGGGTAAAACTCAATGAGATAAGTTCTGAAAGTCATAATTTAATCCTTTTCGTTTTCGTAGGCTTTAATCATCAATTCATCGTCAATGTATTGTCGAAAAATTTGATAGATGGTGTCTTCAGCTTCACCGCTGAAAAAATAGGCGGCATTATCTCCAGTCTTAACCCCTAAAGCGTCTTGAATGTGTCGGCAAGCCTCATGCAAAGCATTTTCGGCAAGGTTTTGAATGTCTTGTTTGTTCATTTATTCTTCTCCCAAATTTTGTAACCATTTGGCATTCTGACAATGCCATGTTGATGTTTAAAACGCTTGATTGCGTCTTTTTTGTCATATCCGTGTTGAGTCCATGCACGATGAATCCATGATGGGATAAAAAAAAGATAATGTTTCATGCTTTCACCTTAAGTTGTTTAAACGATATGGATCGGGCATAGTCTGACAAATGAAACTCGTGCAATATTTGGTCTGGATTTTTCTCTGACCAATAATAAAACCCTCGTTTGGCTCGTTTCTTATGCGTGAATTGCAAATGGTCGAGATCACAAATACGCTCATCAAATGATCGGGCTTTGAACCCGCTTGGAGGCTTTCTCATGTTGTTGCCACCAATTCTTTTACATCTTGAATAAACTCTTCAGCGTGAACAACTTTATAGTTCTCGCTTCCTGTAAATTCATCGTGCGCTACATCTTCGGCATC